TTCTGTAACTAACTCTGTTATTTCTATTGGAGCTGGTGGTGCAGGGGCAACGGTGTCTGGTTCGGGAGTTAATGAATTACGAATGTCATTAATACCTATATCTTCTAGTTCGTCTGTTGTAACCAAAGCAGAGCTTAGAGTTAGAACAGCCCCACTAAAACTATATGCATTTGTGTGTTGCTTCACACCATTAATAGTAACGATTATGGTCTGTTCGCTTGGGGGCGTCCATCCTATGTTATGCGTAGCAGAGGTGGAAGAAGCGACATTAAAAACCTGTATGTTACTAGCTTTTCTATCTACTTGTCCTAAATATGCCATTATCTAATCACCTATGCTGTCATTACCAGAACGCTTGCCACTGCATCAATCGCCGTTGCGGATGAAGCGTAAGCTTGCAACGATCTTGATGCTGTTGCGGTTGCGCTACAAATTAAGTTTATCGGCTTTTCTATAACCAGAGTGCTACTAGCTGGTACAGGAACTTTAAATAAAACATATCCTCCTGTTACAGCCGCTGGCGTTCCTGCGTTATTATAAAGTCTTAAATAAACATCCACCGAAGCAGTGGTGATATTCGAGAAGTAAAGAGCGTGAACTGTCTGGTTAGTGGTTGCAGTATTAATACCGGGAACTAATTCAGCGAAAGAAGTCCCTAACTGTACTGCTTGTGTTTGAAAGTCATTAGCCATAGGTTATCCTCCAAGGGCAATCGCCATGGCCACGGCTGCCGCATCAGGGTTAGTGTTTAATGTGGCAGAGTCTACAGTAACCGCGACCGTACCAAGGTTGGTGAATTGAGACTGCAAAACAGACTTTATTAATCTCAAATGTTGATCGCCTTCTGAAACAGGATCTGTCCCCAGAGGGTTAGTAGCGCTGAGTTGTGAAATATATGAGGCTGATTCGATTCCCATTTAATCTCTCCTAACTTAACTCAAAGATGCCATTGGCATTTGGAGTTATAGTCAACGTATTGTCTTGCGTCAATGTAAAATGAGATGTCGATAGTTTTGAAAAACAAACCAAAGCCCCGCCAGACTTATAGATAATAGCGTATTTGATATTAGCTATATCACCACCTGTTGCAGTCCAAATCACGGCTGTAGCATCCCATCTATACTTATTAGTTGCCGTAGAAGCCCATGTTCTGCCTGAAACAGATACTCCGCCAGTTGCATAACCATCACCATTGGCAACTTCATTTGCGATAGACGCATAAGTGGATAACGCTACATTATTAGCGTTAGTGCTAGCACTATTAGTGAACAGCGCCATTCTGAAATTAGGAGTGGTAGCATCTAAATCAAATACCGCATTCCCTAATTTTTCTTTAAAACTATTGTAAAAACTCCATGCAGTAGCCGCCATTTATGCTGCCTCCTTTAATGCTTCCGGGCTTCGTACAATGTGGGATATTAAGCCCTCACCGTGAATTATCATATCGTAATGGTCCCCGGTGGCGCTGACCATTTGAACGAATTCCTTCGCTTGATGATAATGCGCTACCGTACACAAAAATTGTTTTCCAGCAACATGAATCTCAATCTCCTTTTCATCGTTATTCTCTGGTTGAGAATAAGCGTGATGGTCTTCCATGATGCAACTATCAAAACCAAAAATCTCAAATTTGGGAAACCCAAGTAATCTAATTAAGTGAATAGCTCTTAAAGTTACCGTGGAACCTCCCAGTATAGGGAAATAATCTTTATGTATTTCTCCATACTCATCATCTAAAATATCTTTATACTCATCCTGTCCAGCGGTGTGCCAAAGATAGGTATCGTATCCATCTAATTTATCAAGAACAGATGGATGGCACTGTGATGCTATAAAATATTTACACTCTTTATGCGGTGGATCAACAAATCTGTTGTTGAATTCCCTGCTGTCCAACATAACAAAAGCGGATGGTCTTATTCCATTGTCCATGCAATACTTATAAGAACCATTAACCGTTATCACCGGCATTCCATTCTTGTGCTTTTCCTTTAACAAATCAAGAGTGGAATTCAATGATGGACCACCAACCACTAACGCAACTGTTTTATCCCATTGCGTTTCATAAGGAACAACTTGAGGAACTCCTTTCTTCAAGTTAGCTTCCATATTTTTTCTTATATCTTCTTTATCTGCATTTACAGCGCAGAATATTTCCGGTACCGGAATCATCTCTGGCCCTATAGAAACAGAAGGAGCGTGAGACTCTACAGAAACAGTAAGATTCATTTACTTCTTCTTCCTCGTAAGGGGACCGGGTAAAATCCAGCCGAGCAACATGGGAACCACGAACAGAAGGATCAAAAACCACCCACCCATACTGACCAAATCACCAAGCAATGTAAAAAAGTTATCAGGGGCGCAACTAGCTGCTGTAGGCATGCTCTCTCCTTTCATCAAGTCCACACCCACACTGGTCACAGATGCACCGACCGCTGAGGCCAGTAGCACAGGCGCAGTCCCCGATGTCGCAATCGAGGCAATTGCACCTGGAACTAGAGCCCCAGCCCCGATCAGTCCCGCTTTCTTTAGTGTTGTGCATCCAGCTAAAAATATTACCCAGAAAACAATTGCCAAAGAACGGAAACAACTATGATACATGCGATTAAAGCTAATATTTTGTTTTCTTTTGCCCATTCTATCATATCAATCTCTCCCATAATCTATTTTCCTTCGTGTTCTTAAACTGCTAAAAACAGCATTCTTCCAAATAGAAAACCCCAAGAAATTGTCCTTATATAAATTCATGTAATATGTCATTAAATAACCAAAACTTTTAATGAGATTTTCTTTATTATCCTTAACGCTATTCTGAACTGTCTTGTCAAGAAAGGAAAGTTCTTTGCCTATATCCAAAGTTATAAATCTTTTTTAAACTCTACTACATCCATAGTACGGCAATTTGTCATATTAAATACCTTCCACAAAGCAAACCCATAAAATTTATCCTTATCTGTTTCTATAGACTTCCCATACTTTTTCAAAATAAACCCATACTCATTTGGTATCTCAAGGATTACCCTTCTCACATCTTCCATTACTTAAAGGTCATCCTTACTTCTAATCCCTTTGCTCCTGTTGAAATAGTATCAACATCAAATCTTAAAACATCTGCCGTATTTACCGTGTTATTTGAACTGATAAGAGGAGGAGTTCCTGAAGTACTTGAATCGCTTTCAGATGCTTCTATAATTACTCCAGTAGTTAAAATATCAACAGATTCTGTTTCATTATATAACATAACGGTAGTAGACCCGGAACTTCCCACAGTGAACACATGAGCTGCTATAGAATTCAAAGATAGCCCATCCAGTGTGCTTGGAACTACCATTCTAGAAATTCCGTCTCCAGTATATACTTCAATAGTATCTGGTATAACCTTTGTAGCCATAGCTCTTTCTATAAAACTAGAGTTGCTTGCCAGGATTCTTTTAGTAGTTCCAGAAGCTGAATCAAGATAAACAATATAGTCTGTACTCTTATTCATGCTTACACCAGTAGCTGTAACATTTTGTATAAGCTCTATCTTCCCATCATTAAGATTGATAAAGTTATCATCTACTTGGTCGTGGGTTAATGGTGAACCCTTTCCTGCTCTTGTCGTGATACTTGCCATAATTAATCTACTACTGTATACCCATCAACCCAATAGTAATTTTGAACATATGGGAATTTAACATCATAAGCACCTTGGTTATCTCCACGCTTCTCATAAAATATTCTACCATTTGTCATTCTATACGCTGGACGCATAGGCTTATACCTTCTTCTACCGCCAACCCTAAACTTTCTAGCCATCAGAAAGACGACTCTTTAACAGGTTCTAAAACCTTAGTTCTTCTAATCATAGGCGGCAACGGATCCATATCATATATTCTTGATAACGCATCAAGAAAGTCTGGATGAATTGTTGGAAATAATCTATACTCATTATCCCTCATCCAAGTTGTAAGATCATATAACTTATCGTTCTCATCCTTACATATAATCTTCTTTGAGTTTAAAAACTTTTGGTTACTTTCTATCATATCCTGCTGATTAGAAGTTAATCTATTTTCGTCAGTTGGATACGGAAAAAAGAATGACCCATCCTTTAGGTCTGGTTCAAGCCTTTGTATCCTATCTTTCTTTGACTGCGACCCACCACCGCCAACCCAATTTAATTCATATATTGGAAACGTGCTTCCTTCTATGCGCATCATTTCCTTAAAGTGTTCTATATCACTTTGAGCTCCATATCTTTCGTATCCAACCTTTACTTCGCGAACCCCTGGAGCCCTTTTCCATTTAGCCCTAAGATTTTTTAGGGAAATCCACCTTTCCGAAAGAGAAAGCCTATGACAAACCCCATCTAACAAAAACTTATTATAGTTAGAGTCAACCCCAACAACAGCCATCGCTGTTCTATTAGACTCCTTTTTCTTTGAGTGGGCTGGATCACACATCAAATATACATTCATAGTGTATGGCCTTACTTCCCATTCATGCCACCACTCATCTCTAAAATGTATATCTGAACCAGCAATTGGGTTTAATAATTGCTGGCATGCTACGATATATGTCGATGTTGTTTTCTTTATTTCTTCCCATCTTTCCTTCTCTAAGAAAACAGTCTCACCATCCATTGTCCCATCAACAGTAGCTGGATGTACCCGTGGACTTACTGCGGCTCTCTGCAATATAGTTCCATAAGTGTCACCATAAGAATATCTAGTGCCAGCGTATTGGAATCTTGGTCTATGCGAAGACCCCAAGTTTAATGACAGCTCCCACTGGGTAGTAGTCTTGGCTATCTGTTCTGGAGTTGTCACAGCGTCCTGAACTACAACATCATCATAAACTATCAACTGGAAATGCCGACCTGTTGGCTGTCCATCCACAAGCCCATGAGCTTCAATGGTTTGCTCTTTAGGATTTGATTTTCTTTTTACACATAACCCGTCATTTTCGGCCCACTTCGGAGCTCTGACTCTAGGCTTGTCCCATATTATATCACTAAAGAGGTTTGCTAAGTTTTCATTACCTTCAAATTCCTGCATAATCTGTCTAAGAAACGGCTTAGCTTGCTTAGCGGAAAAGGATAAAATTCCTATGGTTATATCTGGATTGCATAAAACCTCTTGTATGCATCCCAAAAATGTTATAATAGTGCTTTTGTAATGGAATCTAGCCCATAAATCCAGGTAACTATCTCTGTTCGATTCTACCTCTCTGCATCTCTCATATATCCACGGATGCAGCATGTCATGCCTATTGCAAAGAAAAACACCAAGGTAGTACCTATCAAGCTGGCATAGAGTCCTAATAAAGCTATCATCAATGTTAGGATCCCTATGGCAGTCAGCATACGCTTTAACCGCTTTATCATAATCAGCTAATAGCGACCACTCTGCAAACTGAATAGCCGCTTCTGCATTCTTGGTGTTTGCATATACATTAGGCGAGATAAGCGGCAGTGTCATTTACCCTTGTAGCCTGATGCATAGGCTGCCCTCTCCTGATTCTCAGCCTTAGAGCGAGTGGGGTAACACCTTCCCTTGCTGCCCCACTTCCATCCCTGTTTACCGTTTTTCAGCTTGCACCTCTGTATCGGCATTATCTTTTACCTTACCCATATACAGCCATGGGGTTCCATACAGTTTGTTGCGCTGAAATTCCAGAATCCATCGTTGGCTTTTCATTAGTTGCCTTTATCTGGTCTAAAATCTTCTCATTGTCTAAACGCAATCTTAACAAATTAGGATCCATCACATAAGCCATAACAGCTTCATCACTTAAATCCTTAGTCCATGCATACGTTTTTCTAAATTCCTTTACTTTGGCAATTCCTTCTAGTCTTTTTTGATCATCTTCCCCAGTTGATAATCCCTCTTGCTCTTTTTCTTGGGCAGTGAAAGTATCTCTTTGGTGCTTCGCTAGTTCTGCAACTTGTTCATCAGTCATATTCTTTATATCAGGTACCAATCCTGCGAATGGACCTGAAAACATTTTTGTGAATCTTGCCGCTGCGGTGAGCTGCGCCCTCATTGTCGCTATCTGGTCTTTAGTCATCTTGGATGTTAAAGGGGTTGCATCCTTCGTATCCTTGGGCTTGCCCTTAGCATACTCAGGCCAAATGTCCAGCTCTTTCTTCTCATCAATTACAGGTGTAGTTGTTGTCAGAGGGGCGAGCGCATCTTCGGTTGTTGCTTCCAAGGTAGATGTTTTAGGGGACTTATCATCCAACGCATCAAGGGCTCTATTAAGTTGGTTTAGAGTACCTTCATCTTCGTCAAGTCCTTTAGTTGTTGGGCTTTCAAGACTATAGTCTCGCCCTGGCGGCCCTGTCGCTCCTGGAGTATCATCGGTTCCAGCAGCACCTACCGTTGACCCAGCTACAGCTTCTGCTTCCAT